TTAGATAGTCTTGAAACCCTTGCATTTACACTCTCTCCATTTAATATTATACTTATATTTATATCATAACATACTTTGAACAAGATGTCAAGTTTTTATACTATTTATATAACAGAAAGGAGAGATATTGTCAAGCACTATTTAAAGAATATGATTTCGTATAAGTTGACATTTGAATACTAGAGATACTCTAAACTTATCACCTTCTACTGCTCTTGCAACACTAGGTAATCTAGAGTCAAATACTACAACTCGACCTGTTCTAGGCCAATATGATTTAATGATATTCATTTCTGGCACTCTACCCTTACCAAATCCATAAGGTGTATTGATTGCCATTGCTCTTTGTTCATCATTAAGATTAGGTGTCCATAACTCTAATGAGCCGCCATCTTCTGGACGCCAATCTGGAGTTAGATATACAATTACTGTATATTGATTTCCTGTCCAAGCATCAACATGAATGCCGCCTGATTGACCTGCACTATGACCATTAAGATAATGTCTAAGTAAAACACAAGCACCTTTACCAGGTGATGGATTTACTTCATCCCAAATTTCTTTAACCCAATCTTGTTCAATATCATATTCAATTACTTCAGTATCACTACCACCCAAGGGAATGTGTTTATAACCTGATGTCTTTGCTTCTGCTTTCATTTCTGGTGTTGAATACCAACCATCTTGCCAATCCATACCCATAGCAATTTTATGATATCTTCTAATTTGTACATCTGATATTGTGCCATCTGAAGCCATTATTGTCTTAGAAAAATCACCACCCATTAAGGTTTCACCATCTACACTATGTTTTATATCCGTAGCAGGATCGGTTATTATTAGTCCCATGTTACTACTCATCTTTATTCTCCTTCTTATTTGTTTGTTCTTCGAAATTTTTAATATGTGCATTAAACATTTCTTCTTCATACAACACAATGGTTATTAAACTATATATCGCCATATCCATAAGTGTGTCTTTAATACTTTCTTCTTTAAATTTAAAGTCACCCTTCTTTATGTAATTACTTATACGAGCATACTTGTCACCCATGCGAATAACAGAACCTTTCCAAGGAGATATACCTGCTAACTCAGATAGTCTGAAATTAGCAAATACATCTGCATTTCCATAATCATGTTTCTTGGCGTCATGTAGGTCTTTTATCGTGTCTAATATTTCATAGAATCGTTTGCTTTGTTCACTCATATTTTACCTAATGTTATATAAGTAGGTAAGCCACCATGTGCTGCCCATACTTTATGTTTGTTTTGAAAGTCAACTACTGTTTGTGCCTCATCTTCAAAGGTGTAAGCGTTGAGAATACTACCAGTTGGTCGTTCAATAACTAACCACCTCATAGTGCCCTCAAACTTACTCAGTTTCTTTTCATACTTTATACTAGTGTTGACTCTCTTTGCCATTACTCAGCCTTCTCAACAACTTCTGCTTCAACGTTTTCTACTTCTACTGCTTCTTCAATTAAAGCTGATGCAGGAAGATTCTCTGTTAAAAACTTACTGTGGTGTGTAATCAATACTTGCACATTTTCAAACTCACTTTGAAGTTGTTTTAATTTATTTTGTGCTGCTTGCACTTGAATGATAGCATTCTTATGCTTGTCATCCAATTTAGTTTCATCATATTGTTTTCCGTCAATAGTTATAGCCATAATAGACTCCTTTATATTACTGTTATTTCTGTTGCTGATTGCTTACCACGCTGTTCAGCAAGTTCGTATGATACTGCTTGTCCAACTTCTAGTTGACTGATTCCCGCTGTTTCTAATGCTGAAATATGCAAAAATGCATCTTTACTTCCATCATCAGGCGTTATAAATCCGTAACCTTTTTTTGGGTCAAACCATTTTATCTTACCTTGTGCCATTTATTCTCCTTTCTATATTTTAAAGTCAGAAAACTGACCTAATTTTTTAAATTTGTTATTCGTTGATAAAGCGTCCGATTGACCACTCTCAACTATATCCTCTTGTGCTGATTGTTCTACGTCATAAAATTTCATTTTAGACCTATCAACTCCAAGGATAAATTTTCTATTGACCGTTGGGTCATTATATCTGTTCTTCAACTGCTTAACCATTATCTGGTTCTTTTCTTCTAGTTCTTCACTAGAGATTAAAGCAAACATAAAGTCTGCTGTTGCAGGAAGACCAAAACTCTCTGAGGTATCTTCTAATCCTACATCACTACTTACAAAACCACCTCTTGTAGTTTGTGTAGCAGAGAATATAGGAAAATCATTTTCAACTGCTAAGCCTCTTAATTCTTCTGCAATTGCTTTAATGTAAGTATAACTATTCACATTTGCACCTGCTTTAAATCGTGATGAGGAACATATATTTAGATAGTCAATAAATACAATATCTGGTTTAAATGATTTCTTTAATGCCAATTCACTAATAAGACTTTTAAAGTGACCAACGTGAGCAGATGCTGTAGGATATTCTTTAATAATTATTTGACCTGTTGTTTTACTTTGTAGTTTGTTTATCTTTGTTTCATACATTGTATATGGCAGTTCTTCTAAATCACTCATGCCTACATTTAAAAGATTGGCGTCTATTCTTTCTGCAATTCTTTCTTCAGCCATTTCCATAGTAATGTATAAAACATTTTTACCTTGTAGTAATATAGATGAAGCAAGGTGTGTCATAAACATTGTCTTACCAACACCAGTACCTGCAAGGCAGATATTCAAAGTCTTTGATGGAATACCACCTCTTGTAATCTTGTTGAAGAAATCTAAATCTAATTCTATTCGTTCTTCTTTCTTTCTATAGAAATCATATCGTTCTTTTGATTCGAGTAAATAATCATGCCCTACTTTTTGGTCAAAGGATACTGATAATGCTTCTGATAACATTTCTGGAAGATACTCTGGAGTATGGTCTTTATCTTTACCATCAAGTATCTGAATACCACCAAGTATTGCATTATGTATTGCACGATCTTTACAAAACTTTTCTGTTGTATCAACTAACCAGTTCAGATCAACTTTAACTGGATCAAGTGTAGATATAATATCTGTAATCTTTTTATACTCATCATCATTAACACTTTTATTAGAGTTAATCTCTATTGATAAAGATTCTTTTGTAGGAAGATTATTGTACTTCGATACAAACTTCTCAATCTCTCTAAACAAAATCTGCTCATGTCTATCTGAAAAATATTCTTCTTTAAGAAAAGGTAAAACCTTTCTTGTATATTCTTCATTGTGAATTAGATGTTTAATCGCTGTAGTTTCAATTCTTTCCATAATTATTCTATTGGTTCCAGTTCTAGTTGCATTTTTTCAGATTCAGATTGCTTATCTTGTTTCATTTGCTCTTCTAATAGTACAACTAATATGTCACCGATATGATCTATAAAGTCTTGACTATCAGTATCAGCCATAATACCATTCTCAATGATAGTATAGTCAAACTGCATAGGCAAAGCACCTTCTGATGTCTTTTTAGACTCGTCAGCAAATCCTACATTACCATACTTGTAAACTATACTTGCATATGGACCACTAATTAGTTTAAGTGCTGTAAAGTCCTCATTGGACTTTTCTACAAACACATAATCTTCTCGGTGTTTAGGACTTGTCGTCTGGTGTATCTTTGGTGGTGTTAATGTCAACTACATCTCCGTATTTAAATTCTTTCGTACAAACTTGATCTAACTTTTCTAATATTTCTGGTGTGTAATACTTTGTTGGATCATTGTTAATAGTTTTACCAAAGGTCTTAGTGCCGTCTGGTAATTCAATTCTTGTAGAAACTTGTTTAAATATATTGTACTTCAATGCTAAATCTAGCAGACCATAGTATCTATCTAAACCCTTATCATAGGTTAGTCTAACATCTACAACTTTATTCTCTTTTGTTAATCTGGATTTGTAATTTTTACAATGAATGATGTTACCTATGATTTCTGTGCCATCTTTTTCTTTTCGTTTAGAAAGATAGACAATGGAACTAGCCGCATATTTTAGACCAGAACCACCACCCATTTCTTTTTGAGGGAACATACTACCTATAACATCATAGGTATGATTAGTAATAATAAGAGGAACTTTTGCTTTTCCTAATTTTAATGTCAATACTCTAAAGGCTGCTTTTACAATTTGGGCCCTTGTCATATCTTTAGTTTCTTTACCTGCTTGTGTATCTTCCATTTCTTTAGTAGTTGATAACATACCTAAAGAATCTAACACAAGTAATAATGGTTTTCTTTCAGAAGCATCTTGACCAGAGTATTTATCTAATACTGTAATCGCTTGATGTCTAAACTCTTGGACAGTAGTTACTGGCATAACAACCATTCTACTACTATCAATATCTCTATCTTCAATAATCTCTTTTGTTATTGCAGATTCACTCTCAAAGAATATAACTCCGCCATCTGGATTTTGATCTAAGAAGTTTTTACACATACCTAAAACAAAGAAAGTTTTACCTGTCGCACTTTCACCTGCAATAGCAGTTATCTTATTTGATGGAAGTCCTCGATGAATACTACCGCCGAGTAATGCATTAAATATATATGAACCTGTGTCTATGAATGAATCAACATCACCTGCTGAACCATCTGAAACTAGACTTGCATATTCATTACCTGTTTCTTTTATTATATCTTTCAAAAAATCACTCATATTATACCTCAATTCAATTTACTATTATACACTATTTATATGTTATTGTCAAGCGAAAAATTCATCTAAAGTTGCTTTTCTAGAATTTCTAAACAAGTCTAAATCTTTATCACCGAAACACCAGATGTTCTCAATAAACATTTTATTCATATTCTCATCTAACTTCTCTTTACTGAAGTTGCCATCTTCGTCTTTGAATACTGCCTTACCTTGTGGGCGTTGCATAATTCTCATACCGATCTGACCTAAGAACTTATCTTTAAGTCTATTTACTAATTCATCACTAGAGCGATAGCGTGTACCTTTGATTTTAGGATCCATAATATTACAGAACATAAATCTAGATACTTTCATACTCTTTTCTGCAACTGGTAAATAGAAATCATCACGCCATTTCTCATACTCATTGAACTTAAACCAAGATTGATTTTCTTCTAACTCACCACCTTTGTTTTATTCTGCTGTAGAGAAGTAAGGTGGACTTGTAAATGCAACATCTATTGGTGGTAACTTATCATAAGGTATATCTTCTGCACCACAATTCCATATATGTACTTTCTTAGGTTTAGGTAATAGTTTATTGTAAGTAGAAATCTGTTCTTGATATCTTTGATAAGTGTTTGGATTAGGATCACAACCATAATATTCTTCAGCATCACTGGCAAAGAAACCCGC